TTTATCAAGACGGGTGCCCCCGTCCCTTCCAAGTTCACCTACATGCAAGGGCTGCTTGACAGTCTCGCGGCTATTCCCGGCGAGAAGCACACGGAGCTTAGGCTTGGCATCAAGCTAACAGACGAGGGGTATGCACCATGCGGGTTCTTCGCCAAGGACGTCTGGTGGCGCGGCATCGCTGACTTGGTGATCATCAACGGGACCAAGGCGCGGTCTATCGACTACAAGACGGGCAAGAGTGCTCGCTACGCTGACCTGACCCAGATGGATATGATCGCTGCTGCCCTGTTCCTGCACTTCCCCGAGTTGACCGAGATCAAGTCGGCTTTGGCCTACGTTGTTAGTGGGGACTTCCTCCCCAAGAAGCACGAGATCGAGAAGCATAATACCTATCTGCGCACCTTCGACACCTCGCTGGATCGGCTGGAGAAGGCCATCGAGAGCGGGGTGTGGAACGCCAACTCTTCAGCTTTATGCGGGTGGTGTCCCGTGGTATCGTGCGAGCACCATTATGTCCCTAGGAGGCGATGATGCCCTACGTGAACAAGCCCCGCCCATACAAAAAAGAGTATGAGCAGTATCACGGCAAGCCCGAGCAGATTAAGAAGCGCGATGAGCGCAACGCTGCCCGTGCCAAGCTAGCTAAGAAGGGCGTAGTTCACAAGGGTGACGGCAAGGATGTCGACCATAAGAAAGCCCTGTCCAAGGGCGGCTCCAACAAAGTCTCAAACCTACGTGCGGTCAGTGTCCACAAGAACCGTTCGTTTGCCCGAAACCCCGACAAATCAATGAAGTGAGTTCATGTCCATACTGAGCAACTACCACTGGACGGGGAAGCTGACCCCGTACGCCCACCAGAAAGTTACAGCAGACTTCCTCGTCAACAACCCCAAGGCCTTCTGCTTCAACGAGCAAGGTACGGGTAAGACCGCATCTGTCATCTGGGCTGCTGACTACCTCATGAAGCAGGGGCTGGTGAAGCGGGTGCTTGTGCTGTGCCCGCTATCCATCATGAAGGCGGCGTGGCAACAGGACCTGTTCAAGTTCGCCATGCACCGCAGCTGTTCCGTGGCCTATAGCTCTACGGCAGAAGGCAGAAAGAAGATCGTCCAGTCCGGGGCTGAGTTCGTTATCGCTAACTACGACGGGGCAAACATCCTCAAGCAAGAGCTGATCAACGGCGGCTTTGACCTGATCGTGGTGGACGAGGCGAACGCCTACAAGAACCCCGCTACTAAGCGGTGGAGGACTTTCAAGGACATATCCGCGAACGTCCCCCGCATCTGGATGCTTACGGGTACGCCAGCAGCGCAGTCGCCCCTAGATGCCTATGGCCTAGCCAAGATCATCAACCCCGCCAACACCCCCAAGTACTACGGCTTATACCGCGACATGGTGATGTATAAGGCGAGCCAGTTTCGGTGGATGCCTAAACCAGCAGCCAAGACGGTGGTCCACAGTGTGCTTCAACCCGCGATCCGGTTCGAGAAGAAGGACTGTATCGACCTGCCTCCGGTGACCTACGTGGAGCGCGATGCGCCCATGACCCCCATGCAGAAGGCCTACTACAAGCTCTTACGTAGTCAGATGCTGTTCTCCGCAGGCGATGAGTTGGTTACCTCTGTCAACGCAGCCGTTAAGATGAGCAAGCTGCTCCAGATAGCTTCAGGCGCGGTCTACACGGACACAGGGGAGGTGCTTGAGTTCGACGTGAGCAACCGCCTCAACGTCGTGCTTGAGGTCGTGGAGGAGTCGTCGCACAAGGTCCTGATCTTCGTGCCCTTTACCCACACCATAGAGCTACTTCAGAACCTGTTAGAGAAGCACAACATCAGCTGCTCCGTGATTAACGGCGCTGTGTCGATGAACAAGCGGTCGCAGATCGTGCATGACTTCCAGACCAAGCCTGACCCGCACGTGCTGATCATCCAGCCCCAAGCAGCCTCTCACGGTCTCACCCTCACGGCGGCGAACACCGTCATCTGGTACGCGCCTATCTCGAGCGTGGAGACCTACCTGCAAGCCAATGCCCGCATCGACAGGCCGGGGCAGCAGAACAACATGACCATCTATAACATTACGGGTAGCGACGTAGAGACACGCCTCTACAAAATGCTCCAGACGAACGTGATGAACCATCAACAGATAATCGACCTTTACAAACAGGTGCTCGCTAATAGCCCTTGACACTGTATAATGTAAGATTACTGTGGTCACGTCCCAAACCGGAGCAACCCATGTCTACCACCTTAGAGGATAAGATCAGGGCCTATGTCGCAGCGCGTGACGCTGTGCAAGCCCTCGAAGCCAAACACGAAGCCGAGCTCGCTGAGCTCAAGACCGAATTGGAGGAGATCAGCAATGACCTTCTCTCAATCTGCAACGAGCAGAGCGTTGACAGTATAAAGACCCCTGCCGGAACACTGAGCCGCCGCGTGAGCGAACGGTTCTGGACTACCGATTGGGGTGCAATGAACGAGTGCATCATCAAGCATGAGGCACCGTTTCTTCTTGAGCACCGCATCCATAACGGAAACATGCGGACGTTCCTTGAAGAGAACCCAGAGGCTCACCCTGCGGGCCTCCAACTCGACCGTAAGTACGTAATCCAAGTCCGCCGTCCATCGGCTAAATAGGGGATATACCCATGACTGAACTAAGCATCTTCAAAAGCGGCGCTATCGCCACCTCGGTAAAGCGTGAGCCTACCGAACTCGGTAAGTCGCTATCTGCAAGCAGCACGACCCGTCGCATCCAGACGAACACTAACGGTACCTTCAAGCGCATCATCAATGGTGAGCAGGTTGGTAACGCGGTGCGCGGCGAGATCAACGTAATCATCGTGCATGCCCTACCCGACGTCTCTCGCGTCTACTACAAGGGGAAGTACGACCCCAACGCTAAGCCCACCTTGCCGGACTGCTGGTCTAACCTCGGCAAGACCCCTGAAGCTGCTGCCTCTAATAAGCAAGGTACAAGCTGTCAGACCTGCCCGCAGAACGTCAAGGGCTCGGGCGATAACGGTGGCCGCGCATGTCGCTTCCAACGTCGTCTGGCTGTCCTCGTATCGGGTGATAGCACGGGTGAAATCTACCAGTTCAACGTCCCTGCCAAGTCTCTCTTCGGTAAGGGTACGGGGAACGTCCATCCGTTTGAGAGCTATGTGAAGTTCCTGCTAGGCAATGGTGAAAGCCCTGACACGGTGGTGACCAACATCAGCTACGACCTCAACGCGGATAGCATGCAGCTGCTGTTCACTCCTATGCGCAACATCAGCGACGAAGAGTACGCAGCGGTGAAGGAGGCACAGGCTAACCCTGAGGCTAAGTCCTACACCATGCTGACTGTGGCCCAAGCTGATGGCGTGACGGCGAAACCCGCCGCTATCGCTGCTCCTAAGCAGACAGTCACTCGCTCTGACGAGCCTGACGACGAAGACGAAGCACCAGTCGAACCCGTGAAGCGGGCTTCGAGGAAGACAGAGGCAGTTGCTACCACTGCTAAGGCAGACCTTGCATCGACCATCGATGCTTGGGGATTGGACGACTAACCATGAGTTACGGCTACAGCGTAAGGCTGATTCAGCTAAACAACGAAGCCGACAGCACCCTCATTGGTGTGCGTCTAGGACGGGTGTGTATCGAGCACGACATATCCGTCCTAGACGTAGCCAGTGCGCTGCGGGTGAGTAGGCAAACCATCTACCATTGGTTTGGCGGTACCTACCTACCTAAGAAGGAAACTGCAGCTCGCATACGAAAGTATATGGACGCCCTAGCCTAAGCCCATCTAACGTGTCCGTTTTGTCCCTCATAGTTGGTGAGCATGTCCCCCTTTGATCTTTTAAGTGCCGTCCAACCTGAGGACGGCTGGTTCGCCGTCGTTGGCATCAAGGATGATCCCAATCCTGCTGCACGGGTGCGCCAGCTCTTTGCCGAGACCCGTGAAGAGGTAGACGCCCTAGCGGCGAACCTCATGGCGCAGAACCGCAACGTCTTCTTTGGCGTGGCTAAGTATGAGACCGACAGCAACCGCACCAAGGATAACGTCAAGAGCCTCCAGTCCTTCTGGCTCGACATCGACTGTGGCCCTACTAAGGCAGAGGTAAACCCCAAGACAGGCAAAGCGGCGGGTTACATAGACCAAGCCACAGGCCTCACTGATCTCATGCGGGTCTGCAAGGCGGTCGGCCTACCTCGCCCCATCATCGTCGACTCCGGTCGCGGCCTCCACATCTACTGGTCTTTAGATCGCGCCATCATGCGCTGGGAGTGGGAGCCTGTAGCCAACCGCCTACGTGAGGTCTGTGACGCGCATGGGCTGCTGGTGGACCCTGCTGTGTTTGAGGTGGCCCGCATCCTGCGCATCCCCGGCACGATGAACTTCAAGGATGACCCACCTAAACCAGTCACTATCCTAACAGGCGCACCACCTGTAAACTTCGAAGACTTCCGCGACATTCTTGGCGTGGCCGAAGCCGTCGCCCCCCTATCATCCGCACCTAGGATCAAGCGCGAACTCACCGAGCTGGGTAAGTCGCTTAGGGATAACGAGATATCCATATTTGAAAAGATCATTAAGCGCAGCATCGCTGGCACAGGGTGTAAGCAGCTATACGACTGCTTTGTCAACCAAGCCACGCTACCTGAGCCACGATGGTTCGACGCCCTATCCATAGCTAAGTACTGTGAGGACGCAGACGTTGGTATCCACCAAATGTCTGAGCAGCACCCCGACTACGACCCTGCTATGACCGAGAGTAAAATCCGCCACATCGTGGGCCCTCACACCTGTGTGGTGTTCGAGCGCAACAACCCCGGCGGCTGCATCAAGTGCCCGCACAAGAACAAGATCAAGTCTCCCATCATGCTAGGCCGCGATATCCGCGAGGCCTCTAGTTCAGACCACATCGTCCAAGACGTTGATGGTGACACCTACGTCATACCTAAGTACCCAAAGCCCTATTACCGTGGTGAGAACGGCGGCATCTATATCCGGCTCGCTGACGAAGAGGCTGCTCCGGTCCTTGTCTATGAATATGACCTCTACGTCGTGAAGCGGATGCTTGACCCTGAGGAAGGCATTGTTACGATTATCCGGTTCCATGACCCGCAGTCTGGGGTGATTGAGTTTAGGCTTAACAATTCGCAGATCACCTCGGTGGCAGACATCCGAGAGGTCCTAGCAAAGTCTGGGGTCCTTACCCATCCTAAGAGATACGACCTCCTCACTCGCTATATCGTCGATACAGCGCTCACCATCCAAGACACAAAAAAGGCAACCCTTATGCACTCTCAATTCGGCTGGGCCGACAACGACACCAAGTTCATCATCGGGGACCGTGAGATCACGGTCGACGGCATCTTCCACAGCACACCCTCTGCCGTGACAGCAGAGATCGCCAAGTACGTCGGCCCTGCTGGGTCTCTGGATAAGTGGAAAGAGATATGGGAGCTCTATACCCGTCCCGGCATGGAGCCCTTTGCCTTCGCAGCCCTCACGGGGTTCGCCGCACCCCTGTTCAAATTCTTAGGACAACAGGGTGCAATGATCAACCTTATCCACTCTAAGCCCGGTTCAGGTAAGACCACCCTCCTGCATATGATTATCAGAGAATGAAGCGCACCCGACCGGATGTGCGCCACTAAAT